TCCATTGGACAAGTTTATTATTTTTAAGAATTACGCCAGTGATGAAAATGCCTTAATAAATCCTTTGGATTTATTAAGGCATTTATATCACTGTCCTAGGATAATAAAACAAGTTATGCTTAGCATAACTTGTTTTATTTTATTACGCCAGTGATGAAAATGCCATGAAGAATCCAAAGGATTCTTCATGGCATTTAACTCACTTTCCTAATTTTCTTAAAAATAATAAAATTAGGACAGTGATGAAAATGCCATAAATAATAAAAATTGTCCAAAGGACAATTTTTATTATTTATTTAAGTAAATTACTATTTTAGTGTAATAAAAATAATACATTAGAAGAAAAAATAAAATATAAATAATAGATATAAAAATGGTAGAAAATATATGTGAAAAATTTTTAGAAATACCATTAATAATGCCTCCTGTAAGAAGAATAATTGCAATAGGTGATATACATGGAGATTATAGTTTAATGATAAAAACATTAAAATTAGGAAATGTAATTGATGAAGATGGTGAATGGATAGGTGGAGATACAGTAGTAGTTCAAGTTGGAGATCAATTAGATGATTGTAGACCATTAAATGAATTAGATAGATGTGATATGAAAAAAAATAATTTTGGAGGAAGAGAAAAAGATATATTACATTTTTACACAGAATTAGATAGAAAAGCAAGGAAAAAAGGAGGACGAGTAATATCATTAATAGGAAATCATGAAATAGCAAATATAGATGGAGATTTTAGATTAGTATCACAAAAAGGATTTGAAGAATTTAAAAAATTTACTGGACCAATAACAGGAATAGAATATGATATTAAAACTGGATATGAGGGACGAGATTTAGCATTTGAGAAAGGAAGAGGAGAATATGCAAAATTTATAGGATGTACAAGAGTATCATTTGTAATAATAGGTGATTTTTTATTTGTTCATGGTGGATTATTTAAAAATTTTTTAAGTCAAATTGGATTAACAAATACAAGAGAAGGACTTATTAAATTTAATGAACAAATAAAAAATTGGATATTCGGAAAAAGCAATATTTCTAATGAATATTTTAAACATGATTCAATATTTTATGATAGATATATGGGAAATTTAAAAAGTAATAAATCTGATAATGATGAAGAATGTAAGGATATTAAAAAATTATTAGAAAGTTTTGAAGTTGGACATATAGTAATTGGACATACTCCACAATTTACAAATAATTTACCATTAAATGGAACTTGTTATATTAATGATGGACAAAAATCATTAATTTATAGAATTGATACTGGTTCTTCACAAGCATTTGATGAAATAGTTAAAAAATATAAAATTGATGAAAATTTGAGAAAACCACAAATTTTAGAAATATTAAATAATCAAAATGTTAATATTTTATCATAATAATAATTATTATTATTATTATAATTTATTCTTTTGATTTTTTAGATTTTCTGTTTTTTCTGCCTTCGGCTACATGTTCCTCGGCTTTCTTAAGTAATTTTTGACGATCACTATTATTGTCATTCTCAAATAATTTTAATGCCTCTTTTACTGAACTTACTGAATCTAATGATGAATCTTTTGCTTTTGCTTTTTGTTGATATAATGATACTAATTTAGCAACTACTGGACTATTTGGAACACCTAATACTGATGACATTTGTTGTCTAACTTTCATGTATTCTTTCATTGCTGGAGGCATTTCTCTCTTTAATTTTCTTGAACCTCTTGATGCTTTTCTTGAACCTTTTGATGCTCTTTTAGAACCTCTTGATGCTTTTCTTGAACCTCTTGATCTTCTTAATTTAGAACCTTTTCTTGAACCTTTTCTTGAACTTTTCTTTGATACTTTTCTTGAACCTCTTGATCTTCTTAATTTAGAACCTTTTTTTGAACCTTTTCTTGAACTTCTCTTTGATGCTTTTCTTGAACCTCTTGATCTTGATAATTTAGAACCTTTTCTTGAAACTTTTCTTGAAGTTTTTTTAGGATGGGCTAATTTAGAACCTTTTCTTGAGGATCTTCTTCTTTTACCTCCAGCCATGGGAACATTACGGTATTCTATATCATCATAATCTTCATCATCACGATTAATATTTGGCATATATATTATACAAAAGATATAATTTTAATTTTTATATAATTTATATAAAATATAAACTCATTTTATTCAAAAAAATGAAAAAAATAAGATAAGAAGATATAAATAAGAATAATAAGTAAAAAAAGAATGGGAGTTCCTGGTTTTTTTGCATGGATATTAAAAAGATATAGAAATAATAAAATAATATTAAATAAAATAGATGGACAAATAAAGAGATTATATATAGATGCAAATTGTTTATTTCATCCTCAAAGTCAAAAAGTAGTAGAATATTATAAAGAAATACAAGATAATAATAAATTAGAGAATAAAATAATTAAACGAATAATAAATTATATAAATTTTTTAATAAAATTAGTAAATCCAGAAGAAGTATATATAGCAGTAGATGGAGTAGCACCTATGGCAAAAATGAATCAGCAAAGAAAACGGAGATATAAATCGGTATATGATGCAAGAATAAGGGAACAATTAAAAGATAAATATAATATAAAATATAATAAATTATGGAATAATACAAAAATAAGTCCAGGAACAGAATTTATGGAAAATTTACACAATAAAATAATAGAATTTATAAATAAAACGAATGTAAAAATAACATATTCGTCATATCATACAAATGGTGAAGGAGAACATAAAATATTACAAGATATTAAAATTAATAATGATAATAATACAATTGTGATATATGGATTAGATGCAGATTTAATATTTTTATCATTAGCAAGTAATAGAGATAATATATATTTATTAAGAGAAGCAAGTGCATTAGGTAAAAAAAATACAACTACTTTTAATACTGATTTATTAGATATAATAAAAGATGTAGAAGAAGAATTAAATTTTATATCAATTGATAAAACAAAAGAATATATTAATCAAGGATTTATAGAATATTTATTAAATAATGGAATAGAAACAGAAGATAAATTTATAGATGATTTTATATTTATAAGTTATTTAATAGGTAATGATTTTTTACCTCATATACCATCATTGGATATAAAAACTGGTGGAATGGATTATATTGTTGATTGTTATATTAAAATATATACAATGATTAAAAAAAAATTAATAAATAGAGAACCAAATATAAATATAAATATGATATTTTTAGAAATGTTAATTAATGAATTAAGTAAGAATGAAGATTATTATTTTAAAAATATATATAATAAATATGTTCATAATTTAAATAAAAAAGAATGTATGTATCATGATCCATATGAAAAAGATGTTTGGGAAATAGAAAATGAAGAAGAATATGATATAATAAAATTAGGAGAGGGAAATTCTAAAGAATATAAATATAGATATTATGAGACATACATAGGAGTAAGTATATATCAACAAGAAATAATAGATAAAATGTGTAAAGAATATTGTGATGGATTAAAATGGGTAATTGATTATTATTTTAATGAATGTAAATCATGGGAATGGCAATATAGATATTCACATGGACCATTTATAAGTGATATAAACATGTATATTAAAAACAGAAATATAGACATAAATAAAATAGAATTTAAACAAGATAAACCAATTGATATATATATACAGTTATTGTCAATATTACCACCAGAAAATAATCATTTATTACCAGAAAATTATAGAAAATTAATGATATCAAGAAATTCAAATATAATTGATATATATCCAATTAGAATAAAATTAGATAGAATAAATAAAGATCAATATTATAAATGTATTCCATATTTACCAATTGTAGATGTAAATAGAATTAAAAAAGAAATAGAAGGAATAGAAATAAGTTATAAAGATAAAATTAGAAATAAACAATTTGATAATTATAAAAATTTCGTTTAAGAATAATATAAAAAATAAATATACAATAATAATAATAATAATGATAAATAATAATACAAATGATATAGAATCTAAAGAAGATTCAAATAAAAAAAGTTCATATTCAACTGGATTACAATCTATTAGTTCTCATAAGGATAGAAAGTATGATACTATACCATTTAGAATAGATTTTATAAGAGAATTATTAGAAGGGAAAAATTTAGAACCAATGATAAATTTTAATAATTGTGATACAGAGAGTTTTGTACATCCAAAATATAATACAGTAGATGAAGAAGGTAATTTATATAAAGAATTTGATACAAGAATGTTATTAAATAAAAAAATACATGATTTTTACAAAGTAATAAATCAAATAGGAGGAAAATTATTATATATAAAAAGTGGAACAACAGGACATACATTTAAGGGAATATTTACAGAGAATGGAGTTAATATAAATTATGCAGTTAAAGTGGTAGCATATCCAAAGAAAGAGAAATATGGTGATTTAAATGACATAAGAAGACCAGAAAATGCAGAAATAATGATGATAAGATTATTAAGTTATTTTGTAATAAAGAAACAAACAATACATATAGTATTACCGATAGGAACATTTAATACAAGCATAAAACCATTTTTAAATTTAATAGAGGAAGGAGTAGTAGAGAAAGACAATAAAAAATATATTGAGTTTGTAGATAGATATAAGAAAGGGGAATATTATGATAATGTATCGATATTAATAAGTGAATGGGCGAATAGAGGTGATTTATTAGATTTTATAAGAAGAAATTATAAGGAATTTACATTAATACATTGGAAAGTAATATTTTTCCAAATAATATCAGTATTAGCAGTAATACAAAGTAAATATCCATCATTTAGACACAATGATTTAAAAGCAAATAATATATTAATACACAAAGTATTACAAAGGGGAACATTATTTTCATATACAGTGAATAAAAACAAATATGTAATACCAAGTATAGGATATCAAATAAAATTATGGGATTTTGATTTTGCATGTATTCCAGGAATAGTAGAAAATACTAAAGTTAATTCTGAATGGACAAATGAGATAAATATTAAACCAGAACAAAATAGATATTATGACATGCATTATTTTTTTAATACATTAATAAAGAAGGGATTTTTCCCACAATTTATAGAGGATGATATTATACCAAGAGAAGCAAAAGAATTTGTAATGAGAATAGTTCCACCAATATATCAAACTGGTAAATATGTAACAAAACGAGGTAGAATATTAGTAAATAAGGAATATATGATACCAGATGATGTATTAAAAAAAGATGTATTTTTTGAAGAATTTAGAAATAAAGATATAAAGAAAAAAAAAGAGGAAATACCAACAACAGAATCTATTAAAAAGATGAGTAGAAAATATATATTAACAGAATAATATATTTGTATAAAAATATACAAATATATTATAAAATATTAATTATCTAAATAACTGATATATATGACAAATAAGTATGATGATATAGAATATTGTATAAAAGTATTATATGAATATATGTATAATAGAAATGAAGCATCTACATGTTATACATTTAAAAATATAAATAAAAAAAATATAAATATAATAGATTTAAAAAAAGATAAATATTTTGATTACAGTAAAGTATTAAAAAACATAAATTATGTAAGAACAGAAGAAGATAGATTAGTATATGAAAGAAAAGGAGAAAGTTATAATACAATGATAAGAATAACAAGATATGATGATAATCAAATAAATAGAAATGATATGCATAGAGAACCATTAATAGATATGTTAATAGGATATGTATTAAGTGAAGTAGTAGTAAATGAAGAATATCCATTTATATTATTACCAATAATGAATTTTGAAATAGAGTATGAAAAAATAAAGAAAATAGAAAAAATAAATGAAAAGTTAGAGGAAAATAAGATATATTCAGGAATATATTATTTACAAGTATATGAAAATTTTTATGAAATGAAGACATTAAAAGAATATTTTGATGAAAATATAGATAAAATGAAATTAGATGATTGGAAAAAATTATTATTTCAGATATTATATGTATTATATAAGATACAAAGAAGATATCCTAGTTTTAGACATAATAAGTTAAATATAAATACATTATATGTATTTAAATTACCAAAAAAGAAAATATATAAATTTGATGTTGAAGGAAAATTATATGAAATAGATGGATTAGATATTGGAATAAAATTAAATAGTTTTTATAATAGTAATTGTAATGAATTTGCAATTAATAGAGATAGTATATTAAAAGATGAAAATAGTTATTATGATGTTTATAGTATATTTAGTAGTATTTTAACATATATGACTAAAAAAGGAATATCGCGAGAATTTAAATTAAAAATATTTTTTGAAGATACAGTTCCAGAAGTATTGAGAAGATTAGATGAAGAATATCCAGTATTAGATGAAGCATATTATAATAGTTCAAATAGAATAATAAATCCAATGATAATTTTACAGAAAAATAATTTCTTCACTGATTTTATAAAACAAGATATGGGATATAAGAAAAATGAAAAAAAAGATTTTTCTGAATTTTCAGCAACAAGTTCAGTAAATGCAAATTCTGAATCAGTCACAGTCAATACTGAATCACCACTATTATTAGCCAAATTAAATAGATCTAATAAATCAAAAAGAGTTATTGAAGGAAATCGTAAATTGAATACAACTAATTATAAACCTAAAAAATTATCAAGATATGAAGCATCTCCTAATGAACAAGATGAAAATAATAATGATGAAGAAGATAATGAATTAGATGAAGATGAAGAAGAAATAATACCACCTAAAAAAAAATCAGAACATAAAAAGAAAAAAACAACAGAAGACGAAGATGAAGATGAAAATGAAAATGAAGATGATAATGAAGAAGATGAAGAAAAAGAGGAAGGTGATGAAAAAGATGAGGACGAAGTCGCTGATGAAGAATTAGATGGAGGTTCAGAAACAAGATTTTCAAGATTATTTAAAGAAAGATTACCAGAAAATATTCAAAATCAATTAAATAAACCAAAATCAGAAACAGTAAATGGTGTTAAAGCACCAATAAATGATGGAAAATTATTTGGTTCATTACCATCTAATTATGAAGGACAGTTACCAGATTGGTTATTAAATAAAATGAGTATGTCATCTACAAATGGATATAATCAACCATTCCAAGGTTCAATACCAATGTTAGATCAAGTTCCAATGCCACAAATGATGCCTCAAATGATGCCTCAAATGATGCCTCAAATGATGTCTCAAATGTTACCACAAATGATGCCACAAGGAATGCAACAAGGAATGCCACAAATGATGCCACAAATGATGCCACAAATGATGCCAGATGAAATGTCCCAAGGATCACCAATGTTACCATATAGTGTAAATTCATATGGAAATGGACAAGAATATGGTAATTATTCAGATATATCAAGAATGAGCTTACCAAATTCAACAGTAGCAACAGAAGATATAACTAATATATTACCAAAACAAATGTTAATGAATGGAGGAAAAAAAGGAAAGAATGTTTTTTTTTAAATGGGGGGGTACGAACAATCCCCCCATATGAAATGCCAACAAATTATCCTCAATCAAATGAAGAACAACGAATAGAAAAATTAAGAAATCAAGAAAGATTTGGTAGAAAACAAGGACAAACATATGATCCAAATCAACCACCAAGATTAGAAGGAGGACCACCATTAGCCCAAATACCACCACCACCAACACAAAAACCATTAATTGATTTACAAGTATATGAACCATTTAGACCACAAAAACCAAGACCACCAATAAATCCATCATTATTTACACCAATAGCAACAAATTGTCCAAATTACCCTCCACAATTTATGGGACAAATACCTCAATATTTATACACACCAAAAGATTTACCATATATAAATAATTATGTAATTAAATTAGGACCAGATATAGATAGAACATATATGACATCTATATTTGAAGATGTATTACCAACATCAATATTTGAAAGTTCATTATCAACAATAGCAGATAGATTAAACTTATATAATTTTATAAGATCAGTATTTATAAAAAGAACAGATGGAGAAGATATAAGTTTAAATCAATCAGGACCAAATAGTATAATATCATATTTAAGATTATTAGAATTAAATCCATATGATACTTCAAATTACATGAATAATCCATATAAAAGTTTGCCAGAAGATATGTTAATATATAGATCATGTTATCCAATAAGACATGATAGTAAAAATAATACAACAGTATGTGCAATGAATTCAGTAGCAATTAATATAAGAATATATAGATTACCAACTAATGCAATAAAAATAAATCATGATAATGATATATGGAGAGAGATAATTTATTATGAATATGTAAAAGAAACTATAATAAAGAAAAAAGTATGTCCAAATTTTGTAATAATGTATTTATATTTAGTAAATTCGAAAAATGATGTTGATTTTAACAGAGCAAATAAATTAAGAAATACTCCATTTAATCAATCAAAAGGGGTAACCTATAGTAATACATCATTAGTAGTATTAACAGAATCCCCAACAACTAATATGGAAGGTTGGTATAGTAGAAAATATATAAGAGAAGGAAATGTTAAACGAATGGTAAATACAGGATTCCACAAAGATGAAGTATGGTATAGTGTTATATTCCAAATAATGGCTGGATTATATACAATGAGTATATGTGGAATAAAAATAGAAGATTTTAGTATTAAAGATAATGTATATATAAAAGATTTAAATATGCCAGAAAATGTTATAAATTATTGGAAATATAAAATAGAAGGTATAGACTATTATATACCAAATTATGGATATTTAGTATTAATAGATAGTAATTTTAAAGATTTACCACAACCATCTCCAACAAATCCAACACAAAAGAAAAAAGTATATTTAGCAAAATTAGATACACTAGATAATGATGAAAATAAAGTTGAAATTGACAAAGTTAAATTATTAAATGAATTTAAAAGAATATTTGATATAAATAAATTTAATAATGGAGGAAGTATAAATTTACCAGATAGTATAACAACTTTATTAAATCTAATTAGAAATGATACTGATGTTACTAATATATATCAATATTTTGAGAAATATATGAGAAGATATATGAATAATAGAATAGGAACATATGTTAGAGAGAATGAAATTAAGAATATACGACCAGATGAGAGAAATTATAAGAAGGGAGATATTATAGTTAAAATAGAAGAACATGATACATATAAATTTGTAATTTATTTAGAAAGTGATAATGATAATATAAAAATACTAACAAAATTAAATATAACACCTGATATAATTGCTGAAACAATACCAAATACTTTATTAAGAGGTTATTCAAAATTAGAACCAGTCATACAAGATTTTAAACCATCTGAATATAATTTAAATGAACAAGACATAATTGAAACTTATATTATAAATGATATTTGATAATTTAATTAATAAAAAAATTAGTTTATTAATTAAATAATAAATATAGACTAAAATAATAGTATATAATGAAATGTAAAAGATGTAAGAGATATAAAATACTAATGAGATATTGTAGAACATGTTATAAACCAACATGTAGAATATGTAGATTACCATGTCATAATTGTAATAAGAAAGTATGTAATATGGGAGAATGTAAAAGGAAATATTGTGAAATATGTGAAAAACAATTATGTAAAAATTGTCAGATTAAATATGATGATAAAATAAGATGTAAAATATGTATAAGTAAGTAAGATATTATATCTCTAACATGTTATAATAAAATATAATAATAATATATGTATTGGATAATAGATATTGTAAGTATTAGTATAAATATGATAATTTTTTATAATTTAATAAATAAATTAAAACAAATAGAACAACGAATAATAGAATTATATAGTATAATAATTGATATAGAAAGAAAATATAATGATATAATAACTGAATTAAAACAAGATATATTAAATAATAATGATAATAATGAAATAATATTAAAACAAATAAATGAAAATGTAATTAAAATAGAAAAAGAAAATATAGAAGAGAATAATGTAATAAATAATTTAAAGAAATTGGAAACAGATTCAACAAGTTCAAATAATAGTAGAAGGAATAGTATATTTAATCCATTTAAGAAAAAAAAAGAAAAAATAAATTTAATAAATTTATTAAAAAATAATTAAATAATGAATTTATTTAAGAACTAATAAAAAAATAAAAATATAAATAAATAATATATGAATTATAGAAATTTTGCAGGGTATAGTAATATACCTCCATTTTATGGAAAAGAATTTGATGCATATTATGATGAAGGTAATGGAATACCAAAAATAAATGAAAATAATATGACAGTTCAAGATATATACAGAACACCATTTTTATTTATGCAAGATCATCATAAAAATTATAAAAATTTAGGAGAAACCGCATTACAAGGAATACAATGTCAAAGTGAATTAAGTAAATTATTTTTTTCAGATGAAAATATGAGAAGATTACAAAAGATGATTAAAAATGAAGTTTATATTAGAACAAATGGACAATTTAGATTAGATGTAGATCAAGATCAATTAAAATTATTAATAGCAATGAGAGCAGTTTATATGGAAAATGCAAGATTTTTACCTGAACAAATAGTTAGACAAGTTAAACGATTAAATATGAAAGTTATTAATGAAATAATTCCAGGTATGCTAACTGAATTAAGACAAGAACATGGTTACCTTAAAGAAATAAATAAACCATTAGATCCAATTGCAAGACCAGTTAATGTTAATAATGCAGGTAGAAGAATGTTACCTCCTTTAAGTTCTGTTTGGGGTATTTAATATTTATTTATATTAATAATAATTGTCTTAATTTTTTATTGAAAATAATATAATTTTTATAAATTATATTATTCATTAATTTATTTTATAAATAATAATTTATACAGTTACACATGGTTTTGCTGGGTCTTTAACATACATTACTACTGTTACTCTCTTCCATACATCCTTTACATCAT